TTGCAGGGTATGACCCAGATGGGTGGTCGCATAGCGGCCCTGAGCGACTTTTTCCCATGGATTCATGCCGGCTTTTCCTTCGATGGTACGTGCTTGGCAACCCCGATATGGCCGTAGCCGCAGGCGGGGCAGGTACCCAGGCTCATGGCGTCGAACGCTTCCGGCAGGGTCAGCGGCCGGCTGATGCGGGGATGGACCAGCACCCACTGGTGGCAGCATTGCTGGCACTCAGCCAGCCAGCTCATGCCCTGCTTGCCTGGGGGGCGTAACTTCGCACGACGCATTTCGTTTCCTCTTCACTGATCAAATTGAAGAACGAGGCTTCCATCTCACTGCCCTGGAGCGCGATGATTTCGGCCAGCGCCTGGAACAACATCACCAGCCGGGCCTTGCATTCCTCGTCAAGGGCGGGGAATCCGAGGACGGTAGCAACCAGCTCGAACGCCCGGCCGACAGCCTCCGGACTGTCGAAGTCAATCGCCTCGACCGGCGGATAGGGCCGTTCGCAAGCTTCGGCGGCGATGCACAGGCGGAGCTGCTCGGCCAGCATGGCGCCCGCGGCAGCGGCTCTCAGCTGGCGGCTCATTCCCGGCCCGCCACGACGCCATCGGCGAAATCCCGGATTTCATCGTGCAGGCGTTCGATCATGGCAGTGCCGAAAGTGTCCGTTTGCAGCTCGGCCATGACGATGTCGAGTAGACCGAGTGCCCCGGCATAGAAGGCGCGTTTCATCTCCTGGCGCTGGACGAGGTGGGCGGCTTCCAGCCCGATTTCATCCGAGAAGGATTGCCAGTGCTGGGCGATTAGGGGTTTTAGCATCACAGCTCCATCGTCGGCGGCAGGGACACTGTGCATTTGACCTCGGCCACCTCCCGCATGAGGCTGAGGGTTTCCTTGAGGATATTGAGGGCCGACAGGGTGTTGGGGTCGAGCAGGGTCGCGAAAATGAGGGCTGAGGTTTCGGCCGGCCGGACAGGTTCCGGCTCGGGAACAGCCGGCTCGGGTTCAGGAACAGCCGGCTCTGGTTCAGGAACATCGGGCTCGGGAGGTTCGGGAGGTTCAGGAACAGCCGGCTCGGGAACCGATGTGTTCTGATTGGAGAAGGGTAGCAGCTCCGCGGCTGGGGGGCGGGCGCCAGTGAACAGCCGCTCGGCCTTCAGCTTGCCGTTCTGGCGCTCAACAAACTGGACGGCCTTGGTTTTGGCCCTGTTGAGGCTCCACTCGCCCGGTTCTAAGGGGACCCGGTCGACCACCGCGATGTAGGGCCGCTGCTCTGGATGGTAGGGGTCCTCGGTTCGGATGGCCTGCAGGGTGTGGCCCAGGTACGTCGTGGCGTAGCGGCCTTGGGCGACCTTGTCCCAGTGATGTGTGCTCATCTCGATCCCTTCACTCTCGGGCTGTACCAGCCACCCCACTTGTGGACGGTGTATTTCTCGACTCTAGCCGGCAAGGTCGGGTCGTGAAGGTGCAGGGTGCCGACAATCCAGGCGCACGTGTGCTCGGCGTTGGCATACCATTCCGCCTCATTAAGTATCCGGGGACTGAACCACTTTCCCGAGATGGTGCGCCGCACCATGGTCTCATTTTCCAGGTAAAGACTACAGTCCGCCGTGAACGAGTAATCTATCGTACGGTTACTGTGATCTGACGGCCTTTTCTCGGACATTTGAGTGGTATTATTGGCAGTTTGCATGACAAACCCTGACCCTCTCCCAAGTAAAGCCTGTTTTTGGAGGCAGCTCGCCGCACCATAATATCACTAGCTGTTAGCGCAAAGTGCAAATTATGGTTGCTATGGAGATTTTGGCATGTCGTCCATCGCCCGGCGCAGCAGCGTCGCCGCCTTGAGTTCGGCGGCAGTTCCCCGGCGTCTGGCCGCGATTTCCAGGTTGAGCAGCGGCAGGGGTTCGAGCAGGCGCACGGCACTCCACATGCGGGTGACACCATCGCGGTACTGGTCATAGTCCACGGCCCGCTTTCACCCGCAGCCTGCGCTGCTGGTAGTATTCAGCCGAGCGGCGGCGCGGCACCCCGGCTTCCTGAAGGGTGCGGTAGATGTGGCTGGCATCGCAGCCGCAGCGCTCGGCAATCTGCGGCCCGCTTAATCCATCGTCCCGGTAGAGTTTGACGACTTCGGCGGCACTGAGGGGCAGCGGGCGGCGGCGCCGGTTGCGGCTATGGCCGGGCGGGAAGACCTCACCGCCGGCCACGCGGACGCGATTCAGCACCGTTGTGCCGCTGACGCCTGCTTTGTAGCCGACCAGCTCGGCATCCTTCAGCTCGGCGTATAGCTCAACGATTCGCTCGTCAGACAGGCGCTGGCCGCGCCCGTACAAAGGGTGGCTCGGATCGCTAATCATCAAACCCCGCACAAGGTCTGACGCTACTTTAGCAGTCCCAGTAATCAGCGACAGGCAAATAGTTAACAGGACGGGATATTTCCGGCGACTTCGCCCTATTTGAGGAGTACGCTCGACCCAAGGGAGTAGAGTCGCGCGAGTCTACTGCCCAGTAACCAGGGCAACTAATTTCAGTATTGCATCGCAATGTAAGGGCGTGCGAAAAGGCACAACCAGATTCTCTGCCGCAGTCAATCCGAGCTGCGGGTAAAAGAGGGTGAACAGCAGGTACGGCCCTATCCTTGTGCGGGGCTTCGGCCGTCCTGCTGCCCAACGTCACCGACAGGATCTCCGTCCGGAGCGGACTCCGGGCGCCCCTGCACGCATTGGAGACAAGCCAATGACCAGTGCCGTCAGCGCATTTACACCCGCGAACTGGGGGCAAAACAACGCTTTTTTTGTTTGTGCCTCACTTCTTCTGCATTTTGCTCGCTTTTCGATCAAAGGGTCTTCTGTTTCGAGTGCTCACGGTTCGGGCAAAGCCCTGAGCCGGCTGAGCTATTTCACGCCAAACAAAAAGACCAATTCCCCTTCAGCCGCAGGCTGCGGGGACATCGGTAGTGCCACCCTCATAAGAGTGTGCGGCGCTATGTCGCGGGGGGTATCCCCCGGTTAGGGCGGCGGCGATGCGCCGCGCCCTGTGGGCCTTGTACCTCCACGCCCTGCTGATTCCCCAGCACACCATCGTGCTGCTGATGAGCATCTACGTCGTCGCCGTCGTGATCGGCTGGTGCCTGCTGGGCATCGTCATCGCGATGTGGGTGCTCCCGCCCCCGGTCCTGAGGAGCATCCCATGATGATATTTTGGTGGTGGCTGGATGTCTGGTCGCACTGGCTGAGTATCCTGGAGGTAGCGATACCGCCGCCGCCGTTGGCGCCGCCGCCCGATGGCGGCACCGTCGTCAACATGGCGGACTGGCGCCGCACCCACCCCGACCACAACGGGTGGGCGGCATGACCTACTATGTGCAGTCCGACAGCCTGTTCTACGGCGACGAGATGCTGTTGACCGGCGATACCCGGCAACTCGGTCTGTTCGCCCGCGTGCTCAACGAAGCGGCGCCCCGCGAAGACCGGATAGCGCCGACCATCCGCGCCCTGTTCTGCACTTGCCCCAGCTATAGCTTCGCCCCCGGCAAACGCCTCCTGACTGACGGTACGGCCATGCGGAGGCTGGGTAAGTGAATCGGCACCGCGACCGGCCGGCGTGCTGGCAGGAATGCGCCACCAGGACCCCGGCCAGCTTCCCGGTGCCGGGCGTGCCGGTTGGCTGCGCCCAGGCGATCACGCCGCGGCACTGGCAGGACAGTCTGAAATTCACCCCCGGCTGCTCCGGTTGCTGGCGGGCCTACGTCAGCATCACCCGCTGGACCCAGGAGGACCGCGTGCGCTGGATGCGGGAGCACGATCCCAAATGAGCGGGTCAGGCAGCCTGTGGACTGCGCCGCACCCCGTCGCTATCCAGAAACTCAATGCCGAGGTTCCGGTAGGCGGCGGCGATCTTCAGCGCGGTGTCGGCGGAAATCCGTCTGTCGTCATCCTTCTCGTAGCGCGCGACCGTGTTGGTTGCCACCCCGGCGACCTTGGCGACTTCGTCCAGCCGGCGGTCGAGCAGCGCGCGGGCGGCCCGGCTTTGCGCTGCGGAAATCAGGTACTGCATTCTTACCACCTCCATAGAGTTCAAGCAATCAACAATAGACCGCATTTTTTTCCCGGTCAAAGGTTGATTTCTACCAACGGCGTTCCCATCTCTAGGGTGCCGCTGGTAGAAACCCACCCTCTGGTACGTCGCACTACCATATATGGGGGTTTTTTTCCGGCGGGGCAACTCACCTTGGAGATGACCTCATGACCACCTTCCATCTCGCCCCCAACCCCGACCACGCCGCCGCATCCCGCAGCTTCCATTTGGCCGCCAACTGCCTGCGTCACGCGGCCCTGGTGCCGCACACGGCAGAGCGGGAACGCGTCTCGGCCCGCCAGTGGATCGAATCGGCCCGCTACTGGCAGCGGCAGGCGGCTTTTTATCGGCGAAGCGAAGCTTCGTCCGAGGCCGAACCCCGCAATGAGCGCTGGGCCGCGAAGCGGCCGTCTCTGAGCTGGGAATGCGAGTTGGCAATCATGTTGGCCCGCAGCGCCGCCGCCGCTCACGCGGGAGTGGAATAATCATGGAAACCTGGATCGATACGACCGGCGACGATTTCTGGCGCATCCATGACGAGGGCACGAAAGTGCCCTCCCCTCCCATCGGATACAGCGGTCACCGCTACCTCTACGTCCACGACGGCCGGCTGATCGAAATCACCCCCTGCTGGTGGTACGGCGACAGCTGCTGGCAGATCACCGTGCGCGGCCCGGCCCTGGAGGTTCCTCATGACTGACCAACTCATGGCCGCCTATGGCCACCTCCTCACCTGCAGGTTGTACATCGAGGGTGAGTTGAGCGACCACCCCAACAGCTACCCCTTGGCCGACGCCTACGGCATGGTGTCGGACGCCTGCAGCCAGCTGCGCGCCGAGATGGCCGACCGCCTTCCTGAGCACCCGATTAGGACGATGGGGGGTGCGTCATGACCGCCAACCCCCTGATCGGCACCCCGCTGCATCGCGCGATGCAGCGCCTGGAGGAAATCCAGACGCACCTGGAGGACGACACCAGAAGCGATTTCGAAGCAGCCCGCCGGCTGCTGCCGGTCAGTGACCGGGTTGCCACGGCGCTGGACGAGGTGAGGGCCGAACTGAACCGCCGGTTCATCGAACTGCGGCGGGCTGAGAAGGCGGCGGCATCCAAGCCGGCGCCGCCCCGCATCGTGCTGAAGATGCCGGGCCGGATGCCGCCCCTGACTTTCGCTCAGACCAAGCGCGGCATCGAGGCGCTGTTGGCAGAAATCGGCGGCACGATGAACGACAAGGGCGCCGGTATCGTCGCCCTCAATCACGAGCTGCTGGACAAGATTGCTGCCGCCGGCTGGGGTCCCGAGGTCATGGCTTTGAGGGAAGAGGCCAGGGACGCCCTGACCCCGGCGGGAGACGAGACATGAAACTCTCCCCCGCCCAGCGCCGGGTGATGGCCACCCTGTGGAGCGGCGCCATCGTGCGCCGCCGGGGCGCCTTTGGCGGCTTCGTCGCCCCGGCCAGTGACAGCCGGTTCGCCGCCAGCCGCACCATCGATTGCCTGTGGCGTGCCGGCTTGATCAGGCCGGCCGAGTACTGGGGGGCGTTCGAAGCGGCGCCGAAACGGAGGGCGGCGGAATGATCACTCTCAGGGACTACCAGGAAACGGCGGTTTCCGACATTCGCGGCGCCATGCAGCGGCACCGCCGGGTGCTGTTCTGCCTGCCGACCGGCGGCGGCAAGACAGTAATTTTTTCCTACCTGACCGGACAGATTTCCCAGAAAGGCAAGCGGGTGATTTTGCTCGCTCATCGCAGGGAGATTGTTCGCCAGATCAGTCAGTCCTTGACCCGGCAGGGGGTCGAGCACGGCCTGATTCTGCCGGGCAAGGGGGTCACCGGGGACAGTGTGGCGGTCGGCATGGTGCAGACGCTGGCCAACCGGCTGCATCTGGTGCCCGAACCTGATTTGCTGGTGTGCGACGAGGCCCATCATTCCGTCAGTGGCAGCTGGGACAAGATCAAGACGGCGTGGCCGAAGGCATACCACCTGGGCGTCACCGCGACCCCGCAGCGCCTGGACGGCAAAGGTCTGGGCCATGCCTTCGACACGCTGGTGCTGGGGCCGCCGGCAAAAGAGCTGACGGCCATGGGCAATCTGGCGGATTATGTCTATCTCGCCCCGCCCTCTGACCTCGACCTGTCGGGCGTCCATACCCGCGCCGGGGACTATGCCCTGGATGAGGTGGAGGATGCCGTCGAGAAGTCCACCATCCTGGGTGACGCGGTCAAGCACTACCAGAAGTATCTCGATGGCAAGCCGGCGCTGGTGTTCTGCATTTCCATCGCCCACGCGAAGGATGTCGCGGAGCGCTTCTGTGCGGCCGGCATCCGGGCTGCGTCGGTGGACGGCAAGATGTCCACCGCTGACCGTGACAGCGTCCTGAAGGGCCTGGAAGAGGGCCGGATCAAGGTTGTCTGCAGCTGCGACCTGATTTCCGAGGGCTTCGATGTGCCCGAGGTTCAGGGCGCCCTGCTGCTGCGGCCGACCAAATCCCTCACCTTGTTTCTGCAACAGGTTGGCCGGGCGCTGCGGCCGAAAGCCGATGGTTCGAAGGCGATCATTCTGGACCACGTGGGCAACTACCTGCTCCACGGGTTCCCTGACGATGAACGCACGTGGTCACTGGACGGCAAGGCCAAACGGGAGACCCGCAGCGCCGTCACCGTCTGCAAACTGTGCTTCAAGGTGCTGCCGGCACCCGTTATCCATTCGCCCAACTTTCCGTGCGGCGGGGTGGACGCGGATAATTGTCCGTTCCGCGAGATGAGCGGCGGCAATGGCCGGCTGATCGAGGAAGTGGACGGCGAACTGGTCGCCCTCAACCGCGATGCCGGGCCGGTCAGAACCGGGCCGGCCTGGGCCGAGGGAATCGTGCTGGAGACAGCCCAGGGCAAGGACTGGTTCCGGATGCTGGACCTTGCCGGCACCGACGCTGAGCGGCTTGACCAAATCCGGCAGGCGCGCTGCTACAAGCGCGGCTGGGTTCAGCACCAGATGGTCAAGCGCCATGAGATGGAGCGCGCGGCTGACGGCATCATCGAGGCCGGCTGTCGCCTGCGGGCATCAAACTCCTTCAACCACTACGAAACTCTGTGCTGGGCCATCGACAGCGCCGACGAGGACGCCCTGTGGCTGGTTAGCCGCACGCTTCGGGCGGCTCCCAAGGATCGCGCCGACCGCACGGCGCTGACCCTGGTGCATGACGAACTAACCCGCCGTAAACAGGAAGTGGCATAACCATGGCACAGCAGGCCGAAACTCCGCTCATGCATGAAATCCTGGTCGCCATCTCGGCGCTGCCGGGCGCGCTGTTCTGGCGCCAGCAGTCGGGCGTGTTCCAGACCTTGACCCGGCGCGAGCTGGTGCGGTCGGGCATCCCCGGCATGGCGGATATCGGTGGAATCTATCGGGGGCATTCGGTTCAGGTCGAGGTGAAAACCCCGTCTGGACGGCTTTCCAAAGAGCAGCGAAGGTGGAAGAATGCGGTTGAGCGAGCCGGCGGGATTTTCGTTTGTGCGAGAAACCCCACCGACGCTCTATCTGTGTTGGCAGCTCTCATAGACGCCACATCTGGTGAGCTGCCGCACCCCATCCACGAACAACCCGCTGGTGCAAAGCCGGCCGGGGACGGGAGGGCCTTGCCTTGAATATACCCAGACATCTGCCATTCGATCAAGTCAACCGCGCGGCCAAGGCGGCGTACCCTGGCCTGCTGCGCGAGTGGCTGCCCGGCGGTAAGCTGGTCGGGCATGAGTATCAGGTGCTCAACCCGATGCGGGCTGACCAGAACCCCGGCAGTTTCAGCATCAATGTCAGCACTGGCAAATGGAAGGATTTCGCAACCGGCGATGCCGGCGGCGATCCGATATCGCTCTATGCCTACCTGCGCTGTGGCGGCGTGGAAAACCGCGTCCAGGCGTGCAAGGAGCTGGCCGAGAAGTTCCGCCTGGATGAGACGGCGCCGAAGACGAAAACTCACCTGCGGGTAGTCAAGGATGAACCTGAGTGGAAACCCCTGGTTCCGCCGCCCGATGGCGTGGGGGAGCCGACCGGAAAACTGGCCGGGTGGGACCATGTTTTCCGCTACCTGGACCGGGACGGGCGGTTGCTGCGCTATGTCGTGCGCAACGATGCCAGGGGGAACGAGCGGAAAAAGGTCCTGCCGCTGACCTATGGCATTCTGAACGGCACGCCGAGATGGGAGTTCAAGGGGCCTGATGCCCCACGCAGCCTGTACGGTCTGGAGCGGCTGGATGGTCGGCGGGTCCTGCTGTTCGAGGGTGAGAAGAAATGCGATCAGGTTCAGGCGCTGCTGCCTGAAGTTGCCTGCCTGTCGCTGACCGGCGGGACGGGGCAGGAGAAATACAACGACCTGACACCACTGGCCGACCGGATTGGAGTGATTTACTGCGGCGATAACGACAAGCCGGGGCGTGAGGCGGTTGACATCATCGCGCCGCAGCTCCTGTGTCCCGCCCTGGTGCTGGATGTCTGGAGCCATGGTTTCCCGAACAAGTGGGACCTGGGCGATGCCGTGGATGAGGGTTGGCCGGCTGAGAAGCTGCGCGAGTTCATCCGCGACCATGCCGAAGTTTACGACCCTGACCCCGGCAATGTGGACCCTGAACCGGTCGCCGACGACGGGCCGGAATGGAAGGAAGATCCCTCCCCGTCCTGGTGGATTCGGCCGCTCGGGCAACTTGGAACAACCTGCTACTACCTGTGCCGCCGCTCCTGGACAGTCCACACCGCGACCCCCGACCAGCACACCAAGATGAAGCTGATCGGTATGGCGCCGCTGGAATACTGGGAGAAGACTCAATTCAACGGGAAAAAGGGCGTCAAGTGGGACGAAGCGGCCGACTGGCTGATTCGGCGGAGCGAGGATGTGGGGCGCTATCGCGTCGATACCATGCGCGGGCGTGGCGCCTGGATCGACGTGGATACCGCGACCGGCAAAGCCCGAACCGTGTTGCACCTGGGCGGGCACCTGCTGGTGGACGGCGAACGCCATGGCCTGGACCTGCCCAACTCCCGCTATGTCTACGAGAAGCGGGAAACTATCGAGGCAGCGCTTGCCGCGCCGCTGAAGTCTTCCCAGGCCGTCCAGCTTTACGAACTGTGCGCCGGCCTGAAGTGGGAAGAGGACATCAACGCCAAGCTGATGGCCGGCTGGATTGTCTGCTCCCTGGTCTGTGGTGCTTTGGACTGGCGTCCGCACATCTGGGCGACCGGCGGCAGCGGGGCCGGCAAGACGACGCTGGAAATGGAAATCGTGCGGCCGGTGCTGGGCGGGCTGGTCTGTGACATGGCGTCTCATTCGACCGAAGCAGGCGTGCGCCATCGGATGGACGGGGACGCGCTGCCCCTGCTGTTCGATGAAGCGGAGGCCGAGAGTGCCCACGACAGGCACCGGATGCAGGGGGTGCTGGATCTGGGGCGGCAGTCCTCCAAGGAAGGCAGCGCACCGATTGTGAAGGGTACCCAGAACCAGAGCGGGGCCAAGAGCTACACGCTGCGGAGCACCTTCTATTTCAGCAGCATCAACATTTCGATGAACAAGCTGGCCGACGAATCGCGGTTCACCGTCCTGGGGCTGAAGACCACGGCGAAGGGCGATAGGGTGGCGATGGCTGCCTATGCCGCCCTGCGCCTGCGCATCACCAACACCCTGACACCTGAGTTCCGCGCCGGCCTGCTGGCTCGCATCGTCGGCATGATGCCAACCATCAGGGCCAACGCCCTTACCTTTTCCCGCGCAGCATCCGAGGAGCTGGGCAGCAACCGGGCGGGCGACCAGATCGGGACCCTGCTGGCCGGCTACTTCGCCCTGACCAGTTCCCGCGAACTGACCCTGGATGAGGCCCGCGCGATTGTCGTTGACCTGACCCTGGAGGATGCCAACAGCGCCGATGCCGAGCGCGACGAGGAGCGGCTGCTGAACTTCCTGTTCCAGCATCTCGTGACCGTCAAGGTGGGGTCACCCTTCACCAAGACCATCGGCGAGCTGGTGCGGGCTGCCGGGTTTGGTGTCGATGGCGATGTGACACCGAAAATCGCCGCAGGCTTGCTGCTGCAGTACGGCATCAAGGTTGATGTGCCGGCCGGCGGCATCTGGGTTGCTAATCGTCACGCCCAACTGGCCGAAATCCTGAAGGATACCCCGTGGGCCGTCAACTGGAACCGGGCGCTGAAGCGCCTGGAGGGTGCTGAGCCGAGCCAGGACCCTGTGTGGTTCGGGCCGAACTACCCGGGGAGGCCACCGAGGGCGGTTTTCGTGCCCGTGAGTCTACAAGACGATGTTTTGTAGAGCGGATGTAGATAGCTAACTCGTTGATTTTAAAGGGAGTCTACGAATCTACCGCACAACTGGAAAAATATCCCCCTATAGGAGAGAGAGGAGAGAAAGAATGTTGCGCAACAATATTACCCACACACTCTCTATAGAGCCTTTATTTCTTATTTATCTGTAGATTTGTAAAGTAAGTAAAAAAAGAGGAGGCAAATCAATGGGTTACAAGTCTACAAAAAAGTCTACAGCGACTCTACAAAAACCCGTTTTGTAAACTGGAGGAGAGGGCGAAATGCTGAAACCTTTGGCGAAATGGCATCTCTGGCATGCCAAGTGGCAGGTCAGCGTTGACGGAAAGCTGGTTTACCAGGACCACGAAAAGCGCCGGCAGGTCGATCCCGCGACGTTCAAGGCGTTCGGGGTGACTGTCGAAAGCCAGTATGGCAAGGCGGCGGAGCTGGGTTCCGTTCTGCTGCTGCTGGATCACCTGAACTACCGCGACCCCATGATTCTATCGCTAATCCGGCGCGTGTTCTGTGTCAGCAACCCCAGAGGGGTAACGATCACCTTCAAGGCCGAAGTGAGAGAAAGACTTTCGGAGGAGTCCTTGAAGGAGATAGCTGAAACGCTGGCTTACATAATTTGGGAGTGCAAAGGTCCCTGGCAGGTTCGTATTCAGGTTGAGGGACGGCAAACCCTGCTGGATTTCGTCAGCCCGGATGCAGTGTACGAAGAGGTGCCGGAATGACCCACGACTTCATCATCCTGACCAGAGACCGCGAGGACGGCCCCGATATCCGCATCATGGTCGGACACATTGTTGCGTGGATGCCGAACGATGACGGCCCCGGCAGCTACGTCTTCACGACCGATACGCCGAAACCCTGCTACGTCTGCGAATCCTCCAGCCGGATTGACGAGCTGATCATCCGGGGGGCGCGGCAATGAAGATGCCGGACGGCTGGCAGCCGTCGTCGGAGGAGCAGCGGACCATGCTGCACATCCTGACCGCCCTGGGCCGCGAGATCGAGGTGCTGGGCCAGGACGGCATGGAAACCCGCGCCATCGTGGTTGGCCTGCTGGTCAGCGCCGTCAAGCTGGCGGCCACCAGCGAGGCGGTCCAGCCGTCCGAACTGCGCAGCATGGTCAAGGCCATCGTCAAGCGCTACACCGAGGAAGGACATGAGGCATGAACGACTTCGCCGTCTGGCAGATGGAGATGGACCGGGCGGATGACGCCTGCGACCACCTGATGCAATTCCTGGAGGAACTGCAGGAAGCCCATGAGATATCGCCCCGTGAGGTGCTGGGCATCCTCGTGATGGCCGAAATGCGCATTGCGCGGAACGCCGGCATCAGCCATGCCGACTTTGCCGCACTCAGCAAAATCCGGCAGGGCTACGCCGACCGGGTGCTGAAATGAGCGTCGATCTGTTCGGCAACACCCTGGATGAGGTGGTCCCGGCGCCCTACCAGTCGTCGGTGATGGGCACCGATGTCTGGCTGACCCCGCCGGAAATCCTGGCAGCCCTGGGACCGTTCGACCTCGACCCCTGCGCGCCGAAGCAGCGGCCTTGGGACATGGCCAAGGTCCACTACACCCGGGAAGACAACGGCTTGATGAAACCGTGGTTTGGCCGGGTCTGGCTCAACCCGCCCTACAGCACCCAGTCGGTCAAGTTCATGAGGCGCATGACCGACCACGGGATTGGGACAGCCCTCGTTTTTGCGAGAGTCGAGACCGAGTGGTTTTTCGAATGCGTCTGGGACTGCCCGAAGGTCAGCGGCATCCTGTTCCTGGAAGGCCGGCTGTGCTTCTGCCGGCCGGACGGCAGGCCGGCGCTCAACAACGCTGGCGCCCCGTCTGTCCTGATCTCGTACGGGGCCGAGGATGCCAGACGGCTGCGGGCATCGGGCCTGAACGGCTTTTTTATCGACCTGGAGAACCGCAATGACCGCTAGGGCTCTCAGGCGCTCGCTGGTGCCCTCTGGCTCCTGTCTGGTGGATGACAGCCGGCTGATGGTGGAGGCGCGTGTAGCGGCTCCTGGCGGGCTTGTGGCGACCTATGGCGCCCGGGTGCAGTCGGTGCTGGAGCACCAGCTGCTGCGCGGTCGCATCACGGCCCGACAGAAAGAGGCGGGCGACCAGCTGTACAGCTGCTGGGCGTGGGGCGTCGTAGGGGCGCGTCAGCCGGCCAAGGGCAGCACCGCATGGTCCCCGGCCGGCTTTCGCGATGGTCAGCTCGACGCCTTGCAGCTCTATCGCGGGGCGCAGAAACACATCGGGCTGGCGCGCTGGCCGCTGCTGTTCCATGTCTGCTGCCTGGACTGGAGCGTCCATCGGTTCAGCAACGAGATGGGGCGCAACCGGGACGGACTGCAGGAAGTGCTGCGGACAGCCCTGGATGATCTTGCTGACTACCTTCGATTGCCGAAAGGGGATTGACCATTGCCGCATTGCAGAGTACTGATCGGGCAGTATCGCATTCCTCCCTTTGGACGTGATGCTCGGATGAGGCAAACGACTCCTTGTAACCCGCTCCCTCGATGGCAGCGGGTTTTTTCATGCCAGTTGCTAGCAAGACGACAGCAAGATGACCTTTCAACCTGGACAATCCGGCAACCCACAAGGGCGCAAACGGGAAGATGTTCGCGTAAAAGATCTGGCGCGCCAGTATACCGACGTGGCAATTCAGGCGCTGGTCAAGGCGCTCGACAGTGACAAGGCGGTCCAGGCCGCCACCGCCCTGCTCGACCGGGGCTATGGCAAGCCGGCCCAGGAGATCACCGGCCCGGACGGCACCAAGCTGTTTGACGCCATCACCATCAACCTCGTCCATCCCGAGCCGCCGCCGAAGCCGGAAGAGCCGTACCACATCGGCGGCAGTCCGCTGGATATCAAGTTTCGCTGATGCAGGCTGAGTTCCCGGAAGCGCTGGAGTTTCTCTTTCACCCGGCACGCTACAAGTGCGCCTGGGGCGGCAGAGGTTCCGGCAAGTCCTGGGGCTTCGCGCGGGCGCTGCTGCTCCAGGGTGTGGCAAAACCGCTCCAGATTTTGTGCGCCCGCGAAATTCAAAAATCCATCACCGACAGTGTCCACCGCCTGCTCAGCAGCCAGATCGATGAGATGGGCCTGAACGAGTGGTACGCCGTGACCAACAACGCGGTGCGCGGGGTCAACGGCACCACCTTCACCTTCGCCGGATTGAGGCACAACATCCAGTCGCTGAAGTCAATCGAGGGCTGCGATGTGGCGTGGATTGAGGAAGCCCAGATGGTTTCCAAGTCGAGTTGGGAAACACTCATTCCCACAATCCGCAAACCTGGTTCGGAGATCTGGATTAGTTTTAACCCCGAACTGGACACCGATGAAACCTATCGGCGATTCGTCCGCGACCCGCCGCCCAATGCTGTGGTCCGCAAGGTCAACCACTGCGACAATCCGTGGTTTCCCGAAGTCCTGCGCGAAGAAATGGAAATATTGAAGGCGCGGGACTACGACGCTTACCTGACAATCTGGGAAGGTCACACAAGACAAGTCCTGGATGGCGCGATCTACACCAATGAAATCCGGCAAGCAACCAGTGAAGACCGCTTTACCCGCGTGCCGTACGATGTCTCCAAGCCGGTTGAAACCTTCTGGGACTTGGGCCGCGCTGACATGACCAGCATTTGGTTTATCCAGCAAATCGGCTTTGAGTTCCGGGTGATCGATTTCTATCAGAACAGAGGCTTTCCGCTGGCTCATTACCTGAAGGTGCTGCAGGAGAAGCCCTATGTCTACAGCACCTGCTGGCTGCCGCACGACGCGCAGAACGAACTGCTGGCGTCGGAACGGACGATAGAGCAACAGATGCGGGACAGCGGCCGGGACGTGCGGATTGTGCCTAAGGTCTTCGTGACCGATGGCATCAATGCCTTGCGCACCCTGTTCCCGCGCTGCTGGTTCGATCAGGAGCGCTGTGCCGATGGCATCAACGCGCTGCGCCGCTACCGCTACGGCGTCCACCCGGAAACCAACCAGTGGACCAAGGACCCCCTGCACGACATCCACTCCCACGCCGCCGACAGCCTAAGATATTTTGCAACTGCGATGCAGGAAGGCGACAGCGGCTGGTCGAAACCCCTGAAGGCGAATATCGGGTGGGTGGTATGACGGACATCTGCGCGCCCGTGCTGGTCTATCTGGTCCTGCTGACCGGCTGTGTCCTGGGCGGCCTCGTGCTCGGCTGGCTCATCAGCGATTGGCACCGCAATGCTGAGTGATGACGATATCCGGGCCATCTGCGCCCGCGAGATCGCGGCGGCCGAAAGCCATGTCGGCATCGCCAGCGCCGACCGGCAGAAGGCGCTCGATTACTACCTGGGCGTCAACCTGTGGGCCAGCAAACCCGGCGCGTCCAGCGTCGTCACACGTGAAACGCTTGAATCCGTCGAATGGATGATGCCTCAACTGCTCAAAGTCTTCGCCAGTTCTGACGAAGTGGTACGTTTTGAGCCGCAGGGACCCGAAGACGTTCAACTGGCTGAGCAGGCGACCGACTACGTCAACTTCGTTTTTACACGACAGAACGAAGGCTTCAAAAACCTGCATTGCTGGATAAAAGACGGCCTGCTCAACAAGATTGGCGTCCTGAAAATCTGGTGGATGGACGAGCCCAAGGTCCGCATCACCGACCTTGCCGGCCTGAGCGAGATGCAAATCACCCTGCTGATGCAGGAACCCAACCTTGAAATCATGGCGGCCGACAGTGAGCTGGGGCCGGACGGTCAGCCGCTCTACACGGTGCGGCTGAAGGTCAGTGAACCGGATGGCCGGGT